TCGAAGCGCGGACAGTGCATCTTCCCAATGGGTGTCCCACGGAACGGGTTGCTCGACCCGCCCCATTCGTCCAAGCGCCCCGAAACATGGTTCCGTCCATGATTGCTCGTCCCGCTGGGGGTAGGCAATAATCCATATCCTGTCTCGGTTATGCGGCGCGCCAACGAAGGATGCCGGTAGGCAATCCCATTCCGCATCATACCCCGCCTCGGCCAAGTCCCTGAGAACGTCTCCAAGTCCCCGCTTAAGCAAAGCTGCGACGTTTTCCACGATGACGATGCGCGGTCCAACCTCGCGGATAAGGCGTATGAACTCGCGCCACAAGCCAGATTGGTCGCCGCCAAGGCCCTCGCCTTTGCCAGCGAGTGATATGTCTTGGCAAGGGAAGCCCCCAACGATGACATCCGGCCATATTCCGGCTTCTGCAAGTCGTCTTGCAGTAAGGGTTCGAACATCATCATATTGCGGCACTCCTGGCCAGTGTTTCTTCAAAACATGCAGGCGCGGGTATTCTTCAATCTCGCAAAACGCGACCGTTTCGAATCCGCCAGCCCACTCAAGCCCAAGGCTGAATCCGCCTGATCCGCTGAAAAGGTCCAGAACTTTTAGTTTTGGCGCGGCAATCATATCTTACCCCTCATTGCTTGCCAGGACAATCGCATAACTTTTGCCCCTAGTCAATCCACAAACCCCCTTGACGCCCCATTACACCTATGCTATCTATCCCCCATACCGCGTCAATGGTGGCCCGGTCTAACGGATGGGAACAATATGAAACTGACTATCGCTGCACTGGCACTGGTTGCCATGATCAACGCACCCGCCTTCGCTGTCATCGTGGATGGTTGCGAAATCGTCCAAGTCGAGGGTGCAAACTACTTCAACAAAGCTGATCCGTCGTGTCAGTTTGCCAGCTTCCCCGCATCGGACAAAGATGACCGCATTGCCGCAGCAGAGGAAGAAGCAGAAGACGCCGAGTAACAAAACCGCCCCCGGTCGAAAGATCGGGGGTTTACTCCACCTGGATCATGGCGTAAGGTATACCAATGGAACCGCAATACAACATGATCCGCGATGAGGTAACCAAGGGGCGCACTGTCCTTTGCTACAATAGGAAAGCCGTCCCGCAGCGCATTCGCCGGATCAACGCGCGCAACTTCGCCGCCCGTGTCGGAATGGTTGAACGCGCTCTCACAATCGACGGCATCATTGCAATGGGCTGGACGTTCGCAGTTAAACCATAAGCCCCTGTTTTAACCGGCAGGGGCCTTGTGCTATCTGTATGTCATGGAAGCGGATAGCGTAATCCAAACACGTGATGTATTAATTCCGCCGGGGCTTGTGCATGTATTTGCACCGCAACGGGGGGAAGTTTCATACCGTGGCGCATACGGTGGCAGGGGTAGCGCCAAAACCCGCACTTTCGCCAAGATGGTTGCAGTCTTTACCGTAGTCATGGAAAGCCAAGGACTGCGCGGCGTGGTCCTTTGTGGCCGTGAATTTATGGGTTCACTAGCTGACAGTTCCATGGAAGAATTGAAATCGGTCATTCTTGAAGATGAATGGCTTGCAGGGCAATTCGAGATCGGAAAAGAGTTTATCCGCACCAGGTCTGGCAATATCCGGTTTCTATTCGTCGGCTTGCGGCATAACCTGGACAGCATCAAGTCGAAAGCCCGCGTTCTTCTAACATGGATTGACGAAGCTGAAAACGTGTCTGAGGTGGCATGGCGCAAGCTTATTGCAACCGTCATGCGAGAGCCTAACTCCGAGATATGGCTAACGTGGAACCCGGAAAGCCCGAATAGCGCGACCCATATGAGGTTTAGGGAAAACGCCCCATCGCGGTCAATCATTGTCGAATTGAATTGGTCGGGCAATCCGTGGTTTCCGCAGGGCCTTGAACAAGAGCGCATGGACGATCTGCGCAATCGGCCCGACATCTACCGCCACGTCTGGGAAGGTGACTTCCTAACCCTTACCGCCGCGCAAGTGTTCGCTGGCCGGTATGAGGTGCGAGAATTTGAATCTGGCGAAGGTTTTGACGGGCCTTACCTTGGTGGCGACTTCGGCTATAGCCAAGACCCTGTAGCGGCTGTTAGGTCCTGGATACATGACAACTGCCTGTATATTGACCATGAGGCGGGCGGCGTTGGCATTGAGTTGGATGACATTCCCAAGCGGTGCGAAGTTATCCCTGACTTTGCCAAGCATGTAAGCCGATGGGATAGCGCGCAACCGTCCATGATCAGCCATATTCGGCGCAAGGGGTTGCCGCGCGTTGAAGGTGCAAAGAAGGGGCAAGGGTCAGTCGAGGATGGGGTAATGTTTATCCGGTCATTCCGAAAGGTGATCATTCATCCGAGATGCGTTAACACGATCAAAGAGTTTCAACTTTACAGTTGGAAGGTGGATAGGCTATCGGGCGACGTGTTGCCGGTTCTAGAGGACAAGTGGAACCACTACATTGACGCGCTTAGGTATGCACTTGAGCCGATTATGCGGCGCGGGAAAGCGTCTTATGTCGGCTGGGTTTAGCCTAGCAACTCCGCCGCGATCCAAACCGCGACGGATGCGCTTGCCAGCATAATCCAGAATGCGGGATGGATCACACAAAAGCCCTCACAATTTCGGCCAGTCCATTGCCTAGCATCCCGAGCGCGATATACGCCAGCACTAGCAGGACAACCGCAACTATTGCAAGATACCTCATGCTAGTGCCGGGATGATGAATATAACCGCGACTGCGAATAGCAGGAATGCGGCGGCTTCAATGCCGATTGATAGCGGGGTCATGTCTTGCGCTCCTGTGCGTTCACGGCTTTGAGTATTGCCAGCAGCCAAGCGTGGGCGGGCGTGTCGGCTTCCCCGTCAAATGTCGGCCCGCCCTCGTCCTGAACATAGGCAAGCGGCTTCGATCGCTGAACGTAGTCAATGCAGTAATCCCACCCCGGCAGCAGCGCGTCGTGCAAGCGCTTGGCCGCATCGAGGGACCCAGAGAAGGCATCATAGGCCGTCATTTCATTCTCGGGCGATAGAACATCCATCATGAACGTCCCCGCCTCCACCGCCGCGATCAGCTTATCCATGTCGGTCATCACGCCCACCCCGCCACAGCGATCATGACCACCGCGCCGCCCGCGCCTAGGAACAAGGCGATTTCATCCATGCGCCAAACCGGCTTGGGGCGCCGCGCGCGGTTGCGGTTTCTGACATGCAGGCGCGCGGCGAGGATCAAGGCGTCATCCGCAACATCGCCGTTCCAGTAGTCCGCCAAATTTTCGATGGCGAAACTAATATCGTCGTCCGTGTGCATGGCGGCTGACCGCAGGATAGCGCGGGCGGCTTTGGCGACTTCCTCGCGGCGGTGGCGGTCATCCAGCGCGGCGGTATCATGCGAGGATACAAGGCGTAGGGTCATTTCGGTTCTCCATCAAGAACGGCCAGCAGATCGGCACGGGCTGCGATCATGGCGTCGGCCTGCATGTAGCGATACGCCGCGTCCGCCTTGGCCCAGTAGATCGCGCGGGCGAGGTGATCAAAGGCGGGTGGTAGCGGGCCACCGACTAGCGCGACGACGTGGTTATCCGAGGTTCGCTCGGGAAGCGGCGGGACATGCGACGCGAACCAGTCGCGTAATGACATGCCGATTTGGGGCGGATCAAACGTTCCTGTTGCGCACGGGAACGCTGCCCCGCCGTCGTTCGGTTGCGCGCTCATGCCCCCACCTCGATCATTGCAATCTCGCCCTTGATGCGCTCAATCTCGGCCAGCGCATCGGCTTCGCTGCCAGTCCAGCTTCCCCGGTTCATGGCGCTGCAAACGCCATCCCATCGGGCCTTGAGGGCGGCGATTGCGGCTTGTGGATCACCCTTGCGGGCAATCGTGTAGCCCATCGCGGCGGCAATCTTGGCGAAGTCGTCGCGCGCTTGGGCCACCAGAAAGGCGGCGGTTCCGTCGTCCCGGCCAATCATCCAATAGGCGGCGGAAAGATGGGACGCGAGAGATTGCGCATATGACCGGCAAGTCACCAAGTCGGCGGCGTTGTCTGGCAAAGTAATATCGTTCATTCGTCTTTCTCCTGAATTGTAGCTAACACATCGCTCAAGATATCGTCGGTCACGTCACGCGCGGGAACATCGTCCTGAAACCGCCATACGATCAGCGTTTCAAGGGTAGCTTCCGGGAACTCACTGAGGATGCGGTCAATGACCTCGTTGCGCGTTTCCGGGCCGTCCGTCAATCCGCCCCACACGGGACCATTGGGAAATGAACGGCCCGCAAAGATACGATGCGCGGTGTAGAAGTCCGTCGGATGGGGTGGCAGTTTCATGCCGCGTCTCCTGTTTCTGTTACATGCACCATACACCACCCCCGCCTCCCGTCAAGGGGTTATTTGCGCGCCATGAGGGTTTTCTGTAGTCTGCTACCATGGCACAAGTAAACATCACAGACACGCTTACCAGCCTCACTAGCGGGCTTGGCACTAGCCGGGACAAGTCTAGCACTGTGTCCTATGTCATGCCCACGCTAACCGATGCTGAAACCACGGCGGCATATACGGGCGCATGGCTGCCACGCAAGGTAGTCGATCAGCCCGCGCGGGATTGTTTTCGCAAGTGGCGCGACTGGCAAGGTGACACGGCAGTCAACGGCCTGATTGAACGCGAGGAAAAGCGGCTAGATATCCGCGCCAAGCTGGAACGGGCAATGCTCCTGGCTCGGCTATACGGTCGCGCGCATGTTTACTTTGACTTGGGCGATGATCCGTCACAACCGCTGATGATTGACCGCGTGAAAAAGGGCCAGTTGCGGTTTGCGACAGTCCTTAGCCGCCGCGAGATTGCAGACGGCGATATTGATGATGATCCTATGTCGCCTTACTTCGGGCTGCCAAAACATTACGACCTTTCATCGCCAAGCAAGGGCTTTGTGCGCATTCATCCGTCGCGGCTTGTGACGTTCTGGGGCGATGAAAGCCCGCAAGATATGGTTTTCGGGCGGCGCGGATATTCGGTCCTGCAAGCTGCTATGCCAGCGATCAAGCGGCACGATAGCACGGTTGCCAACGTGGCGGGGCTTGTGTTTGAGGCGCGGGTGGACGTTATCACGGTTCCCGACCTTGGCACACTCATGCAGGATCAAGCGCAGTCGCAAGCCATTCTTGACCGCTTCCGGCTTATGGCGACGATGAAGGGCAACAACGGCATGGTTCTGCTATCGGGCAGCGCCAATAAGGACGTTCCCGGCGAGACATGGGAAAGCAAGCCGACTACCTTTGCGACATTGCCGGACATCATTGAAAAGGCGCAAGAGGAAGTCAGCGCGGCTAGTGGCGTTCCCCGCGCTATCCTGTTTGGCGCATCCGGTGGCGGGCTAGGGTCAACTGGTGATCTGGAATTGTCAAGCTACTATGACAATATCAATTCCATCCAGTCGAACGACATTGAACCGGCGATGACGATCTTGGATGAATGCTTGATCCGGTCGGCGCTGGGGTCGCGGCCTGCTGATCTGTGGTATGCGTGGGCCAGCTTGTGGCAAATGTCGGATAAGGAAAAGGCCGATATTGCGGACAAGATCACGACCAGCGGCGTCAAGATGGGCACGATGGGCTTTCCTGTTGACGTGGTTATCCCGTCCGTTGCATCGGCCTTGGTGGAAGCTGGGTTGTTCCCTGGGCTAGAGGCGGCTTTGGCAGATTACACCGCAGCTAATGGCGATACGTTCGAGCCTGAGGCGGACGAGGATGCTTTGCCTGAGGATGACGCCAAGGATACAACCTTGTCTGACCATTGGCGCGCGTATAAGTCACCGGACGCAGAGGCCGTCAAGGTATTGAGGGACTACCTTGCAGAAGCCGATTGAAATTCTGACAATCATTGCGGCAGCAAAGAAAGAAACGGCTAAGGCCGTTCAAGACGTGTTGCCTAAAATCGCCGATATGGTGCGGGCGGAAGTATCTGCAAAAGAAATCAAGACGATTGCAGACATCGCCGCGACCATCAAGGGCGATAAGGGGGATAAAGGCGATGCGGGGCCGCAAGGCGAGAAAGGCAACAAGGGCGACAAGGGTGAAACTGTAGTAGGCCCAAAGGGCGAGCCGGGGCAGTCCATCAAGGGCGATAAAGGCGACCGTGGCGAAGACGGTAAAGACGGCAAGACGCCGCGCTCTGGCAAGGACGGCAAGGACGGCGCGTCAATCACGGAAGCCGCAATCGGGGATGACGGGCATCTTTACATTGGGCTTACCGATGGCAAGGTTTTGGATGCTGGCGTCGCCCGTGGTAAGGATGGTAAAGACGGCAAGGATGGGAAGGACGGAAAAACTATCATCGGTGGTGGCGGTGGAGGGGCAACCGGACCTAAGGTTTCTGTTGGCTCAATCGCGCCTTCAAGCCCCAGTATTGGGGATATCTGGATTGACACAAACTAAGGACTGAATGACATGGCTTTCATCAATGATCTGGTTTTTGATCTGGGGCTAAACGTCCTTGATACAGAAGCAAACCGCCTTGATATTTGTTCGACTGAACCGGGCACCTATGCGGCGGCAACGTCAACTAATACGCTCGGCAACAAGACATCGCTTAGTATTGGATCGCCCGCTGCTGGGGCATCATCGGGCCGAAAGGTGACGGTCGCGGCCATTACCGACGGGGCAGTGACTGCCACCAACACGGCAACGCATTGGGCGATTACAGATACAGTCAACTCTCGCCTTTTGGCTACAGGGGCGCTATCGGCATCGCAGGCGGTAACGTCAGGGAACGTGTTTACCCTTGGCGCTTTTGACATCACGTTGCGCGGGCTGACCTGATGCTTTTTGTTCCATCAGGGGCAAACAGTTTCGCGGCGGTGCAGTCCAGCGTTGGCACCACGCGGCCCAACACCGCACAAGGCACCAGCGTCACGCCTGTCGTCGGCTCCAAAGGCGGATGGGCGCAAGTCATCGCCGCGCTGGATCACGATACCTACGGCCTGTTGATTTGCGTCAATACCAATGGCGCGGCCAGTGCGAGCCGAAATACAGTTCTGGACATCGGCATCGGCGCTGCGGCCAGTGAAGTCGTTCTGATCCCCGACCTGATCGCGGGAAATGCGCCATCATATATTACCCATGGCGGCGGGCTTTGGTATTTCTTCCCGATTGCCGTTCCTGCCGGGACGCGGATTTCGGCCCGTGCGCAGGGGTCGGTGGTTACTGCATTTCGGGTCTATGTCCAGGCGATGCAGCAACCGTTCAACCCTTCGATGATCAAGAAGGCGTCTTTCGTCGAGACGATTGGGATGACCGCGCCAACCGGAACGGCTCTGACCCCCGGGACGACGAACAAGAGCGCATGGGTTTTGCTGGGGGCAACAGTTAACCGTTGCTGGTGGTGGCAGATCGGCGCGCAGGTCACGTCGGCAGATACAGCGCACCAAGCTTCGGCGGTTCACCTCGATTTGGCTGTCGGCAACGGGACGGATTACAATCTCATCCTTCGCGATGTCGTCTTCATGACCTCAACCAACGAGCAGGGCGCGCTGACGCCTTTGACCATCGGTTGCGAAGTGCCTGTGCCAGCAGGCAGCAGCATCTATGTCCGCGCGCAAAGCAGCGGCACTGCAGACGCGCTTTTCATCGCAGCTTATGGCGCAGGAGGCTAGGCCATGCCCATTGCAGAACCCTATACCAACACAGCGACCATCGGGGTAACGCCTTTCAGCCTGCCGAACAATTCTACCACGCTGACCCCGATCACGGTTGACGGGGTTTTTCAGGTCTGGATCGACTTTTCCGCCCTGACCGTGACCGAAAGCTACGAGATTGCCGTCACCGAAAAGGTCACTTCGGGCGGATCGGCGCGGGAGGTTTTCACGGCGGTCGTAGCCGGGACAATCGCGCAATCATTGGTGACGCCTTCGCTGATCCTGCTGCACGGCTGGGACGTGCAGGTGACGAAGCTGGCGGGGACCGACCGTAGCATTAGCTGGTCAATCCGACAGGTGGCATAAATGTCTTCGTGGCATTTCCAGCCGCTTACGCCTGCCGCCCCGCTACTTCTGGCGGGCGCTGGCACCAATGCTCTAACGGCAAGCCCTGTCGCCACGCTACAGGCGACTGTTGGAAGCCCTGTCGCTGGTCAGGTGCATGGCATTTCCGCGACCGCCGTTGAAACACTATTAGCGTCAGTTGGCGCGCCGTCATTAGCTGAAATTGTAAGCCTGACCGCAACTGCGGTTTCAACATTGCAAGCGTCCATTGGCGCGGTGTCTATCGGCCAAACTCATACTATTGCATCTGGCAACGTCACCACGCTACAGGCCAGCGTTGGCAGCCCTGCACTACTCGAAGTCAACGGACTTGATGCTGCTTCGGTATCTACGCTGCAATCCATAATTGGCTCACCTATTATTGGGCAGTCGCACGGGCTATCAACAGGGCCAATTGAAACGATACTGGCAACCGTAGGGGCACCATCGCTTGATGGGGTAATTGGAGGCAGCGTAAAGGCGTGGGACGGTTCGGCTTGGACTACTGCAAAAGGGTGGACTGGTTCGGCTTGGGTAGTTGCAAAGGGATGGGATGGGGCGGCGTGGCGGTAGTTTGGAAAGGCTTTGGAAATATGCTAACAAGTATCAATCGCGCCGGAAAA